CATAGCGCCATGATGCGAAAGTCAACAGCCGGTGACGAGGGGTGTCACGTTCACGGCTGAATCATGGACGGCGAGTCCTTCACCCCGACAGGGAGCCGCTACGGCGGAATATCAAATGGCTGAAACCCTAGCACAAGTCGCAATGCGCATCCTTCCCCACGAAATGGAAGGCGTGTCGCCCGAGCGGCTGGCAGAAATCGAAAAGGCTATCGCCGATGAATCCCCGGCAATAATCGCTGCGGCGCGCACGCACAGGGTAACTTTGGCAGCGAACGGCCTAGATGATGCCAAGCGTGAGGCGCTAAAGTCTGCGCTTGAGTTTCGGCGCAAGCTGTTGAGGGCTTTGTGATGGCCGCACGTTTGAACGGCGCACACCAAGCAGACATCCGCGCCAAAATCAAAACCAGTCAGCTTATAAACCGTTTGCAGGATTTTGTCTTAGACGGCAAAGACCCCAAAACTGGTGATCCGGTAGAGATAGACACCGCGCGCCTCAAAGCAATCGAAATCCTGTTGCGCAAATCTCTGCCCGACCTGTCTGCCGTGACCGTATCGGGCGACAACGAAAACCCCCTGCTGGCCGTGATCGAGCGCCGCATTGTCAAAGCTGGTGATTGAGACTGCTGAGGTCTTTGAACCTCTGTTGCAGCCTGCCCGCTACAAAGGCGCGCATGGGGGCCGGGGATCGGGCAAGTCGCACCTGTTTGCGGAACTGATGGTCGAAGACGCAGTACGCGCCCCCGGCGAAATGGGAGAGGGCTTGCGCGGCGTCTGTATCCGCGAAGTGCAGAAGTCGTTGAAGGACTCGGCCAAGCGGCTGATCGAAAGCAAGCTGGAAAAGTTTGGCCTCGGCACCCGCCAAGGCTTCAAGGTCTTCGACAACGTGATTCAGACGCCCGGTGATGGCACGATCATCTTTCAGGGGATGCAAGACCACACCGCCGAAAGCGTGAAGTCTTTGGAAGGTTTCCAGCGGGCTTGGGTAGAGGAAGCCCAAACGCTATCTGCTTTCTCATTGCAGCTTTTGCGCCCCACGATCCGATGGGAAGATCAGGCGCGCGGCCTTTCGTCGGAGCTGCATTTCAGTTGGAACCCGCGCCGCAAGAACGATCCGGTTGACATGCTGCTGCGCGGGCCAAACCCGCCGTCCAGTTCCATTGTAGTGCGGGCGAACTGGAACAATAACCCGTGGTTCCCGAAGGTGCTGGAAGACGAGCGGCGGGATGACTTTGCTAACCGGCCCGGACAGTACGCGCACATCTGGGAAGGCGATTATGCCACGGTCTTCGATGGGGCGTACTTTGCCGCTCTGCTGGCAATAGCCCGCAAGGAAGGCCGGATCGGTCACGTCGCTGCTGACCCGCTTCTAAGCAAGCGCGCATATTGGGACATTGGCGGGACTGGTGCCAAGGCCGATGCACGGGCAATCTGGATTGTCCAATTCGTCGGCAAGGAAATCCGCGTCCTGGACTACCACGAAAGCGTAGGCCAGCCGCTTGCCGCTGATGTGCAATGGCTGCGCGCCGCACACGCCGATCTGCGCATGTGCATCTTGCCGCATGACGGCGATACGAACGACCGCGTGCATGACGTGTCCTATGCCAGCGCACTAAAAGCCGCAGGCTTCGATGTGACGGTGATACCAAACCAAGGCAAAGGCGCGGCAATGCAGCGGGTAGAGGCTGTGCGCCGCCGTTTGGGTCAATGCTGGTTTGATGCGGTCAAGACCGACCCCGGACTGCAAGCCTTGGGCTGGTATCACGAAAAGAAAGACGACGCGCGGAACGTGGGGCTTGGCCCTGAACATGACTGGTCTTCGCACGGCGCGGATGCCTTTGGTCTGATGTGCGTGGCTTATGAGGTTCACGCTGCCCCGTCGCCTAACGTCCCCAAATTCAAACCGAGGGCTGTCGTATGAAAGTCGGCGAATTGCACACTAACCGCGAAAGCGGGGAAAGACCCGACCCGGTGGTTGAATCGTATCGCGCAGAAGCGGCGGCGGCGTGGAAGTTTCACGCGGTCATGGAATCGGAAATGCGCCACAGGGTTGAGGAAATTTCCGCGTTGCGGGCCGCTATCAGGGAATTGGAGGGGCGATTGTCCAAGATGGAACGTAACCAAGCCGTAGCGCAGATTCCGGAATATCTCTGATGCAAGACGAAGAAGCCCTGGACAGCACCGAACGGCTGGCCGCGCATGTTGCGGGGCTTGTCACGTCTGCCAAAGAATATCTGGATGAGCAGCAAAAGGCCCGCCAGACCGCGATGGAGTATTACGGCGGCGTGATGCTCGACTTCCCGGCAGACCCGCACAAGTCGGCTGTTGTCAGCATGGACGTGCGCGAAGCTATCAAGAAAATCATGCCGTCGATCATGCGGACGATTTTCGGCGGTGGCGATGTGGTGAAATACACGCCGAAGGGGCCGGAAGACGAGGAAGGCGCGCAACAGGCGACCGAGTATGTCAATGCGGTGTCTGTGCCGGAGTGCAATGCAGAGCGGGCGCTGCACGATGCCATTCACGACGCGCTATTGCTGAAAACGGGCATCCTGAAATGGTCGGCTTATCGCAAGCGCAAGGTTACGATTCAGGAATACACCAAGCAGCCTGATGAAGCGGTCATTGGCCTGTTTGACGACGAGTTGAACAACATCACCAATTACGTCGAAAGCGAAGAAACCGATCAGCAGGTTTTGGCGCTTGACCCCAACGCGCGGCGGCACACGTTCAAGCTGCGCCGCATGGAAGAGACAATCACGCCGAAGATTGAGGCCGTGCCGCGTGGATCATTCCTGATCACCCCCGGCGCGGAAAGCATTGAGGATGCGGAGCTGGTTGGCGAGGAAATGCTGATCACCCGATCTGCGCTTGTGTCGATGGGGTACGACAAGGAACTTGTCTGGCAAATCCCGACGTATGACGCCAAGGCGGAAGACGACGAAAGCCGGATGGGCGAGGATTACACCGAAACGCAGGCCGAAACGCGCAAGGCGCTGGAAACGGTCCAGATTTGGGAAGTCTATGTCCGCGTCGATATGGACGAGGACGGGATTGCGGAAGTCCATCGGATTGTTTTCGGCGATGGCGCGACGACGACCGACACCAAGTCGGAAGGGGCTTATGTGGTCCTTGGCTTGGAACCGGTGGACGAGGCACCGTACGCCTCTGTCGTGATGGAACGCGACCCGCACCAGTTTGAGGGCCATAGCGTTTATGAAGACCTGCGCGACGTGCAGCGGGTCAAGACGGCGCTTCTTCGGCAGACGCTTGACAACCTGTATTCGCAGAACAACCCGCAGCCGTATGTGGATTATAACCGGGTGGAAAACCCCGAAGCCGTGATGAACGGCAAGTTCGGCGAACCTGTGCTGCTGAAATCCGGCGCAAATGCGGATGAAGTCGTGCAGTGGAAGGTTGTTCCGTTCTTCGCGGACAAGTCCTACGAAATGCTGGGCTACATGGACGAGGTTGCACGCGCCCGCACAGGGATTGCGGATGCATCCGGCGGGCTTGAAGCCGACAAGCTGCACAATATCGCGGCCACCACGGCGCTGCTGGCAACGCAGCCCGCGATTGCCCAGGCGGACGCAATCGTGCGGTCGCTGGCAAACGGCGGTCTGCGCAAGGCGTTCAAGGGCCTGTTGCGTCTGGTCATTGCCCACTCGGACGGGCCGCGCACGGTCCAGATGAAGGGCAAGTGGGTGCAGTACGATCCGACCGTGTGGAACATGGACATGGATTGCACCGTGAACGTCGGATTGGGTGGCGGGACCAAAGAACGCGACATGGCCGTGCTGCAAGTGATTTACGGCTTGCAAAAAGAACTGTTGCTGAGCATCGGCCCGGAAAACCCCTATGTGAAGCCGGATCAGCTTTACAATACGCTGGAAAAGATGACTGAGACGGCGGGCTTTGCGTCTGCGCAGCCGTTCTTTACCGATCCTGACATGCAACAGGTCCAAGCCCAACTTGAAGCGGCAAAGAACGCGCCAAACCCTGATGTCGAAAAGATTCAGGCGCAGGGCCAAGTCCAGATGCAGCTTGAGCAAATGAAGGCGCAGACGACGCTTCAACTCGAACAAGCGAAACTGCAACTGCAAGCCGAATCCGAGCGGATGAAGGCCGAAGTCGCCCGCGACAAGGAAATGGCGCAGATGCAGGCCGATTTGACGGTGAAGCAAAACGAGGCGCAACAGGCGGCGGCGGTCGAACAGCAGAAGATGCAAATGCAGGCCGCGCTTGAACGGATGAAGCTGGACTTTGAACGGGAAAAACTCGGCCAAGACCGCGAAATCAAGCTGATGGAACTGCAAGCGCAGATCGGCATGGCCGAACATTCGGCTGCGACGAAAGCGGCGGAAGACGGGCAACGCAAGGCGGGCGAAGGCAAGTCCCTGGACGCTCTGAGTGCGGCGATTGCGGGCATGTCGAAGGCGCGGCGGGTTATCCGCGATGATGCCGGTGAAATTATCGGCGTAGAGCCGGTTAACTAAGGAGCAAGACAATGGCTTTTCAATTTTCGGTAGCGGCACGTAACGCCGCGCTTGATGCAATCGAAGCGGCGACGGGGACTGGACCGACGCTGACAATCCGCACGGGTGCTGTCCCGGCCAACTGCGGTGCGGCGCGGACGGGTACGGTGCTGGCAACGCTGGTGCTTCCTTCGGATTGGCTTGGGGCGGCGTCGAGCGGGTCAAAGACCATCGCCGGTACGTGGCAGGACGCGGCGGCGGACGCCACGGGGACGGCGGCGCATTTCAGCATCGACCAAGGCGCGACTTGCCACCTGCAAGGCACGGTGACTGCCACGGGCGGCGGCGGTGATATGACGCTGGACAACGTGTCGATTGCGACGGGCCAGCAGGTCACTGTCACGGCATTTACCCTGACCGCTGGCGGTGCCTGATGTTCTGGTCGATCTGGCGCGCGTTCTGGGAAGATTTGAACACGCCGGAGAAGTATGCGGCGCAGCCGGTCTTAGGCGTAACCAATCAGACGGGCCATATGGCATTTGCGTTCGTGTGGACCGCTGGAATTGCATCGGCTTGGACACAGATTTTGGGGTGGGTGCCGTCGCTCTGGATTACGGCAAGCGTGGTCATTGCGGGCTATCTGATCGTGATTGAGTTGATCACGCAAAAATGGCAGGGCCGCGATACGATCAGTGACACGGCGTTCTGGTCACTTGGCGCAGTCTTGCCCGCAATCGTGATCAGCCTGACACCATCGGGCCGTTGGATCAGGGTCGAAGAATTGTCATCCGGTTTTCTGTTTTGGCTGGCCTGCGCCACGGTGGCGCTGGTGCTTTATGCTTGGCCCCGCGCGAAGCGGGCCTATGGGGGTGATGAATGAACCGGGAACAGAAAATCGCGGCAAAGGTGGCGGAAGCGCAGTTTGCCGGGATGACGGAATCGGCTGTTGCCGCCGCGCTTAATGCGCCGGACCCGACCTTGACCAAGAAGCGGGTGGATGTTGCGACATCAGAGGCTAGGGAAATTCTGCTTTCCACGGGTGAGTGGGGGGCGGTGGTTCTTGCCGCCGAAAACACTGCGGCCCCGCAACAGGTGCGCGGTGCATGTATCGTTCTGCGCGACACTATTGCCGAAACATCGCTTATCCGGGCCAGCGTCCCGGCGATCTACAACGCGACGGCAACATTGCTTGGCGGGCTTACTCCCGGGGTTCTGACCGAAGGCACCCGCGATGCGCTGATGGCACTGGCCGATGTGCCGCAGTCGTGGGCTGAGCAGCAAGGCGTGGGCACGGTCGAAATCCGAGATATTGGCATTGCACGGGGGAACAACTGATGGCTGTCGCAAAATGGGCAACGCCCGGTTCAAGGGTGGCTCTGGCCGGGGCCGCGCTGAACAGCCTGGCAAACGGCAGCGAAAGCGCCTTCATCGGCCATAACAACAGCACGGCGCGTGATCTTTACGCGACTGTCACCGTCAAGCTTGGGTCGCTGAACGCCGTTGCAGGCGGGTCGATCTCGCTGCGCGTCTATGCCGGGGACGGGACCGACACGCCGGATCGGGGGGCAGGGTCGTTCGACACCTACACTGAAGGCTTGGTAACGGGGACTTCGGCCAAGACTGTGGTTTTCCGCATGGTGCGGCTCTATCCGTTCCCCTGCCAGATGACGGTTGTCAACAACGCGGGCAACAGCACCCCGGCCAGCGGCAACGAAATCTACGTCACGCCCTACAACGAGGATGTGAGCTGAGATGCCGCGCGGGGTTTCGCCGCTGGACGAGGCGCGCTTGCAGGGGCGGCTCTGGTCGCCAAACGTATTCCGCCTTGGCGCGTGGTACGACGCCGCCGATTTGTCCACCATTACGACGGTGAGCGGCGCAGTCACGGACTGGCGAGACAAGAGCGGCAACGGACGAAACCTGACTGCAACGGCCACGCAGCGACCGACCTATACTGCAAACGGGTTCAACAATCGGCCTGCGAT